CGTTCGGCATAGGTGAGCAAACAGGGTCTGGAGTTAGCCAAGGTCAGCAGTCAGCGTATGGCAGTACAACTGGGGGACCAACGGATTTAGGAATTAATGCCTATGGGCAAGCAGTTGACCCCAACGCCGAGGCTGTGACGGGCATTGATGCGGACGCTCAAGCGGCGGCAGAAGCGCAGGCAGAAGCAGCAGCATTAGCAACCGCCGATGCGATTGGGTTTGGCTTGGCGGACGATTATGCTGACGATATTGGAGATGATGGTGGGGCTTCTGGATCTGCTCCGGGTGCAGAGATGGGCGGATCAGAGTTTCGGGATGGCGGTATCGTACAATTGCAGGCACCTCAACAAAACAATCAAAGCAACACAGGAATAGATTCAATGTTCCGTGAGGGTATTCCGGACTTTATGCGTAGAGTCCTTCGACCCAACGCATTCTGATGCGATTGCACTATTTAGCCGAACCCCAGTTCTCGCCCAACCCTACGTCTACCCTAGACGGTATGGATAGACCCGGCGCACAGTTCTCCATCAAACCCTTGATCTCTGTCACCTGTTCGTCGCTCTCTATTGAGAAACAAAGCTCGTCGTGAACAGTGAGCATGGGCCAATGTCCACGGTCCATGCAGTCTTTCATCGCTTGCTTGGTCTGGTCCGCCGCCGAAGCTTGGATAAGCCTGTTCAGCGCCTTGTATACGAACGCCACCTGATATCTCTCCGGGTTCATACTGGCCCAGTTTTTATCTCTAAGCTCCACGGGCGTGTTCAACACATCTTCCCAACGCTCCTCCAGCTTATCCGCGTGGATGGGCTTCTTGTATTCCTTGGAATAGCCCTTCAACTCGCGCATGGGGAACCGGCACTTTCTGCCCAGCAATGTCCTTACCTCTGAGCGTTGAGACGCAGCATCCATAACCGAAGACGCTAGCGCACGGATAAACGGAACTTTCTCGTCATACTCGTTGCGAAGTTCCTTAGCCTCTTGGAAAGGTATGTCACCCAAGGTTGCGGCCAGCTTGCCAATACCCATCCCGTACATGATCCCTAGATTAATCGTCTTGGCGTGTGTCCGGCTTACACCGGCCATGTCCGCAACGATCTGGTGAAAGTCTAAGTCGTCATTCTGGTACAGTAGGGCAATCTCCTTAACCTTCTCGTTGTCCTTGGTAGAAGGAGTAAGGGATGCGTAATGCATCATCCATCGAGGTTCTTGGGCGCTGTAGTCAAAACTCCCCCACCGGCAATCGTCCTCGGGTATAAACAATCCACGAATTAAGGATTTTATTTCTGGATGCCGGGATGGAACTTGCTGCAAATTCGGATTACTTGAAGAAAATCGTCCTGACACAGTCCCACCTTCATCTGAGCGCAACTGGTTAAACTGACAGTGGATACGACCATCATGCTGGTGATTAAGAATTGTATCAACAAAGGTCGTGTTCGCTTTATTGTATTCTCGAATCTCCAGTATCTTTTTAGCGATGGGGTGTTCATGGGTCTTCAAGAAATGTTTGGTGAAACTAGGAGCGTCCGATTTATCCGTTCGTTCATAGCTTAACCCTAAATTATCAAACACAGTAGCCAAACTTCTGGCGTTCCACGGCTCAAGGTGAACCTTAGATTCCGCGTGAACCTCTCCAAGAAGCTTGTTTTCCTTGTCTGTCAGAAACTTTTTGGTTTGCTCCGCTTTGGACACGTCAACCCGGACGCCTCTACGCTTCATCTCAAACACCATGGGAAGAAGGGAAATCTCTAGGTCTAAAATCTTTTCGCAGTTCTCCTCCACCAGTTTCTTATGCAGAACATGCCAAAGACTAAGGGTAAGCGTTGCATCCTTCTCCGCGTAAGCAGCAACCCTGTCTGCCGGCAGCTTCCACATCTCAGCCTTTGCATCCACGCCGTGCTGACTAGCGGCTCTCCGTAAATCCTCTTCCGCCTTCCGCTCTCCAAGATAGGTGGAGCCCAGAGCGTTTAAAGAATAACTGAAGCGGTTTTCGTCCACCAAGGGTGCAGCGACCATGGTATCAAGTATCTTGCCCTTGACCTGAATGCCCTCGCTCAGAAGCCATCCCAGATCATACTGGGCGTTGTGGAACACCACCGCCATGCCGTGGTCAAGCTGGTCTTGGAGCCACCTGAGTACGAGGTCCTTAGCCATGTTACCCCCACCTTCGTGGGCGATAGGCAAATAGGCACTCCACTCAGAAGCGGCAACGGAGATACCTATAAGGTTTCCGTCGTTTCTAACCCACCCTGGCCCCAAGTCTCGTAGGTGCGGGTCTCGTGTTTCAGTGTCTATGGCTATGATCTTTTCGCCAGATAAATCCGGCAGGTGTTCCGGGGGAAACCACACCTGCTCGTCAAACAAGTCCTCACGCATTTTTATTTTCCGATATAGCTGCCCACAAGGCCACATATGCAGAAGCATCAATACCATTATCAGGCTTTGTTTGTCCCACCTCGTTACGAGCTACCTTTAACAAAGCCATACATAGAGCTACATCCTCCGGTTTTATCTCGGTCTTTAAATACACGCTCCAAAGATCAGCAACCCTCTGGTGCATGACGGTATAATCTCCGTACTGCTCCGCCCGGTCGCCCCCTACAAGTCCCGCTGCCGTCTCAAGTATCTCAACAGGATTCATAGCGGGTAACTGCGATTGGTCTGGGGTAACATTATGTGCAGTGCTTTCTTGGTTCTGGTGACAGCGACGTAGTAAACCCTATGCTCCGTAGCAGGGTCCACCTGATATTCCTTGTGCGCGGCGTAAGACAGATCCGGCACCACCAGAACATTGTCCGCCTCACCACCCTTCATTGAATGTATCGTGCTAACCTTGATCCGTGGATTGCGGACGTTGTCCTTCCGCTTCAGCGCGTTAAGAACATAGTTCTTGGTGTCTAGGTCAATCTTCCCCAAGGCTCGATGCCACCGGACAGATCCATCTACGAGAAGACCCATCTTGTCTTGAGCTTCCGACATGCTGATCTGCGCTTCCGCATTCAGCCCGGACAATGCCCCAGAACGCGGTCCAAAGCCCCGTGAGTAGCCCTGACCCATACTCATAAAGGAGTAGACGTTCCTGACCTTCGCGGGCGTCAGCGTCTCTCCCTTGGACCACTGTTCCCAATCGTGAAGTGCTTCGTATGTCTTCCCCGGAATGCTGGGGTGGCCGTTGCGGCTATAGACCCAACCTTCCTCTCGTAAAGCTTGAGCGTACTGCGCGGCAATCCGGTTTGTTCGAGCCATAAGGCACCATTCGCCCTCATGAAGCGGCACGTCCCAAATATCCTGGTGAAACTGAACACTGCCGTCCTCGTCCTTGGGTCGCCAAGACTTCGGAGCGCGGCCCTCTATCTGGCACACAATGTTCTGCGCCTCCTGCCAGACTACGCGAGGTACTCGATACGACTGCTCGAGAACGGTCTTCTTCTCCGTAGCATTAAGAAACGCCCCGACATCTGCGCCTTGGAATCCCATAATGGCTTGGTCATCGTCGCCCGTGAACACCTGTATGCGGGGGTTCTTCCGAAGTACATCGACCATGGACCATTGAAGGGTAGACAGATCCTGAGCCTCATCCACGAACAGGGCTTCTGTGTTTGGCCCCTCTCCCGATTTAATGAAATTCTCAATCATGTCCGTGAAGTCGATCTTCTTTCGAGCGTTCTTGTAATCGTCATACGCCGCCACCAGACGCTTGAGCTCAGACCAATCAACTTGGTAGTCGGCCAACTGACGATGCATCTCTTCCAAAGTCAGTCCCTTGCTTCGAGCCAAGTGGTACTGGCTCATGTAGAAGTCGCCCTTAGCCACCCCTACGGTGTCAAAGTCAGTCTCAACGTCAGACCGACCCTTGTTTCCAAAAGGTATTCCAACAGCGTTACCTATCTCGTTCATCTCCTTGGGACCCATAACTTCATCTGAGCTATACCCTCCGGATCGAAAGGCCATGGAGTGAAGCGTCTGGAAGTAAGGCATGTCCCGCTCGTCAATCCCCCAATCACGGCACACGCGCTCACGGCTTTCCTTTGCAGCCTTCCGAGTAAATGAAACACAGGCAATACGATCAGGCGGTATGCCCTGCTCAATGCAGTCTCTTATCTTGTTCGAGTTGGTTTGGGTCTTGCCCGTGCCGGGCGGTCCAAGGATGGTTTCATGCTGGTCGGTCAAAACGGTGGGTCCTCTGGCTCAAAAGTTACCTCAGGAAGATCAACCTCTCCTCGATGCATCTCAGGCACACACCAGACACGAACCGACTTCCATTGATCGTTGTTATCTCTAAAGCGATAGGTCTTGTCGGACTCCGCTCCATTGTTCATTTCTTTTAAACGTTCGGTGATTTGACCACGGGTATACAACGTAAAGTTATTGCGCTTGAGGAAATCCTGTAGAGAACTAAGCTTGAAGTGCGTTAGGCCGTCCTCTGTCCACGGCTTGCCTGTCAGAAGTTCTTCCGGGCTGTGTGCTTGAATGCGGGACGTGCAGAAGTTTTCTAGAAGCTCGATAAACAAGCCCTTCTGGGTCAACTCTTCCGGGACAGGTATTCTGGTTGCGTCACTCAGAAGATTGTCCACCAAGTCTCGCCAATCCCCTTCCTTCATGCGAGCCGGCATCTTGTACATCTGCTCCATGCACGCACGCTGAAATTCAACCTGCATCTGTAGCTGCTTGGTAGATAACTCAAGACGGGCGCCGTCCACATCCACAAACCAAACCGGAGGCTCTGACTCTACAACCGTCAAGCCACCTACAGGAACGTGGGAGTTGGCATCGCCCACCCCGAACTTACGCGACCGACACAGAGACTTGTTGCAGTGACCATGAATTGGTTCCTGCTTGCAGGTATAGAAATACTCTTTCTTTTCCAACTGCTCTTGGATCAAAACAACCTCACGCGCAGGTAGCGGCGGGTTGCAATAATCCTGGTTGTGCTTCTCAAGCAACTCTTTCCAATCGTTAGGGGCCGCTTGTTTGTAGTAAACACCCACATTGAGCAGCGTCATGTTGCGGCCACCCTCTGGTATCCCAAACTCTGTCAGCTTTTGTAGGCAAGGGGGTCCGTCAGGCAACACACCGTCATCACCACCCAAGGATATGTTGGACAACTGCTTGGCAGTGACGCGAGACTTCTCCGCTAAATTTAGAAAACTCTCTAAATCCATTGAGTCCCCGCCTTTTTTCAAAGCGTACCGGGTGGTGTATTTTGCGTTCTGGTAGGGAAGGTTAATAAAATTCCCCACATCGCCGCGCTCTGCCAGCAATTCTTCCTGCTTTGGAAATATCTCGCAGTTGCCCCAGCCTAAAACCGAAGCAAACTCTGCCAGCCGGTCGCGCATCTCAGATGCTGCAACCTTCTCTGACATAAATATATATAGGTGGGCGCCGCCAGACTTAGACCGGCACAAGATCAGGGGCAGCTTAAACCGCTTAATCTTTGACAATAGTACGGGGAGATCGAGGTTGTAGTCGTCTATGTCCAAAGCCCCGAACATGCACTTGTTAGTTTCGTCTATGGGGATAGACCCAACGCCAAGCTTCCCGTCCAAGTGTTCTTGAACAAGCTCCACGGTCAACGGCGAACGGACAATCTCGTACTTTGCCTGTTGCTTACCGTTTTTCTGGCGACCTAAAACGTCTGTCTGTCCGTGGGCTCCTTGTGATCCTAAGAAAAGATCAAGAAACCGCTGTGCTGAGTTATCCATGTGTAAAGCGGTGTCCCCTAAACGATACGTGACCGTTTAGGGGACCCCTATCAATCAGAACGGCACTTCTTCGGTAGACTGATCAGTAATTACTCCGGTGTTTTCCACCGGAGGTGCAATCTTCAACTCGCCGCTGCTGATAGACCCGTGAAGATCTTTGGCTTCTTTGTAGGCCTCAAGAGAAGGAACCTGCCCCTCAAGAGCTATGCTCCACGAACCCCAAGATCCTTTATCGTTACCATCCTCAACAGATTTTAGGCGATAGGTGTTTGCAAACGATGGCAAAGTCGAACCGTTGTGCTTCTGCATCATCATCATGGACAACCAAAGGCGGCTCTTCTTCAGCTGCGTCTTCTTCATATCCACGATAGCGTTCTCAAGTCCTCCGTCCTCGTGGATGATCTTGATATAATGCTGGGCGGTCCGGACCAATTCGTTACCGTTGTTGAGCAACTCCATTCCGGAGTCCTTGTCTCTCGAAGCAGTACGAACCTCGTCGGAGTCCGCTGACAGTTCGCCCTCAAAGCCACCGCCCTGACTACGCGGTACAAACTCTAGGAACTTCATCTGGAAGAAAACCGGAAGTACCGACACCCCAGCGTCTGCTTCCCAGACCTTGTTTGTCACGGTATTAAATATGTCGCCCTGCGAGGCCCCCGCAATAAAAGCTGGGTCGTTCTTTTTTAACTGTGGCGATAGTGCCTGTATGATCCGCAGAAAAGGTATCTGTAAATCCGAAGATGTTACCTCCTCAAATCCAACACCTGAATCTGCCTCAAACGCTTCTGCTAGTCCTGCTGGTAATTTAGCCATGGTTCATGTTCCTTTGATTTTTGCTATTGTTCCAATGTGTGCCCTGAAAATCTCTAGATCGATTTCCTGTTTGTTCTCCACACGCTCTCGAATGAGTTTCTTTAACGTCATAGGTTCGACCCAAGTCTTAGAAGCCGTCTCAAAACCTTGGCCCTCTAAATCGGCTTGCATCGCCCTAGCCCGATTGTCCTCCGACACACCAAACGAAACGCTAACCTCATTCTTAATGAAGTCTGACGCACCGATCTCGCGCAAGTGAGCGAAAGCGATGTCACGTTGAAGGGGGTCTTTCGGCATCGTGCCAGTAATAAAGGTCTGAAGGCTGACGGTGTTGCCATCAACTTCAACCTTGTCCATCCCTGTCTCCTGCATTTTTGCTGGGATGAGATCGTGAAGGTAGCGATCTCGCTTACGCTTCAGATCCTTAACGGCTTCTTCGGCCATCTTTAGTTCTTTCTCAACAGAACCGACAGTTCGGATCAATCCAGAAAGTTCTTTACCGTTCTCAGTCGTCAAGCCGTCGAAGGCCTCGGCGTCTGCGGTAATCGTGTTCCACAAGTCTGTGTCGCTCATTAACGTATCTCCTCGTCAGGGTTAAGGTTTTCAATACCGCCGGGACGCAAAGATATCTTCACAGGATAATAGGTCTTCTCCATCCTATCCCACTTCAAAAGCTTTACCCGGCCGTGGTTCAGTTCAGCAGCGATAGCAAATGCAATACCAATTATCGCAGGATCACCCATGGCCAACAGCCAATCGTCGTCACAAAAACCACGAAGCTTGCGCCGTATCTGAGAAACGGTGCGTCCGGGGTTAATATGAACCTGATCGAAGGGTCCCGCTAAGGTCTCAATTTCGCCAAATTTAATGGCGGGGAGAACATTAACACGGGGGTTTTCTTGGGTGATAAATACGCGACTTTGCATTTGACTCTCGCTTTCTGAACTTAACCTTAGTCTATTAAATTCCGCCTTGCAAGTGCAATCATGGGATGTTACTCAAGGGCATGTTTGATTACGTCTATAAAACAAAACCGTACCAGCACCAAGATCAAGTTCTCAAAGTTTCCTGGGATAAGGAAAACTGGGGGTTCTTTATGGAGATGGGGACCGGCAAGTCAAAGGTCTGCATTGATACCGCCTCGATGTTATACGAGCGAGGCGAGATTGACACGTTTATAGTTGTGGCCCCCAAAGGCGTTTACCGAAACTGGGCCAACATTGAGATACCGGCTCACATGCCTGATAGGGTGCTAGAAGGCTCCACCACGTCTGTTTGGCGACCAAGCCCGACCAAGGCGGTCAAAGAAGAGCTACTTAGCCTCACGCGACCCGCAACCGGCTTCCGCATCCTCGTCATGAACGTCGAAGCGTTCAGCACGCAGAAGGGTCAAAGGTTTCTTGAAGCTGTGTTGAAGGCCTCCAACACCCTGCTGGCAATCGATGAATCCACTGCGATAAAATCTCCCAAGGCTTCACGGACCAAGGCTTTGCTGAAACTGTCCTCGTTGGCGAAGTACAAAAGAATCCTAACGGGCTTTCCGGTGACGCAATCACCAATGGACCTGTGGTCGCAATGCCGGTTTATGGATGAAACCTTGTTGGGAGAATGCGGCAACAACTTCTTTCAGTTCCAATATCGCTACGCCGTCATGAATAAGCGCACGATGGGCGCCCACTCATTTAATCAAATCGTCGGATATCGTAACCTCGAGGAACTTTCTGGTCTTTTGAAGAACTTTTCCTCGCGTGTCATGAAAGATGACTGCCTAGACCTGCCCAGTAAGATTTACATTCAGAGAAACGTTGCTTTGTCAACAGACCAAGAGCGGATCTATAACGATTTAAAGAAGTATGCCCTCGCGCACATCGAAGATGCGGAGTTTATGACCGCAACCAACGTCATGACCCAGCTTCTGCGGATGCAGCAGGTGCTGTCCGGGCACACAAAAGCCGACAGTGGAGAAACTATCGAGATCAAGGACAACCGGCTCGATGAGCTCATTGGATGTCTTGAAGAATCCGAAGGCAAAGCTATCATCTGGTCACGGTTTAGATACGACATCAAACGTATCGCTGCCGCGCTGATCAAGAAATACGGACCAGGGTCCACGGTTACCTACTTCGGTGACACAACGGATGACGAGCGAACAGAGGCCATTGAGCGTTTTCAGAATGGTGACGCTAGGTTCTTTATCGGCAATCCGCAGACGGGCGGTTACGGGATCACGCTTACCGCTGCAACGACAGTTATCTACTTTGCCAACAGCTTTGACCTAGCCGTGCGGATGCAGTCCGAAGACCGGGCGCATCGCATTGGCCAGACCAAACACGTCACATACATAGATCTAATTGCCGAAGGGACCATTGACGAACAGATCGTCAAAGCTCTCCGCGATAAAATGGACATCGCCAGTGTAGTGATGGGAGAAGAACTAAAGGAGTGGTTGAGATGACAGAAAGTCTAACATTCACTTGGCATGACGTAGCTGGAGAAGCGCGTCCTTCGCCTACAACTCGTAAGAAACTGGACGAATGGAAACAGGCCGTAAAGCATCCGGATGGGTATTCAGACTTCGTGTACTATCTGGATTTTTTGGGTGATGTTATTGGTGAGCTACAAAGAAAGTACGATTCGATCCTTGTAGCATCTCGTGATGCCGGTGAAGCTGTGATGGAATGGCGCCCCGCCAGTGTTCCTTTTTACGAGGTGTCCGAACAGGGTGACCTGCGGTTGCTGGTGAATAGATCGAACAGGGTCGCGGGAACGGCCCTCAAGGGGTCCGTAAAACAAAAAGGCGGATACAGGCAATACAAGATTTGGGTTGGGGGGAAGGCTACTACTGTCACTTCCCACCGCGAGGTGTTGATTGCTTTTGTAGGGCCTCCCCCGTCTCCGTCCCACCAGTGCGCTCACTGGGACGGGGACCCTGGTAACAACCATTACAGTAACCTGCGGTGGGCGACTGCGGCAGAAAACACCGCAGACAAAGTTAGACACGGTCGGCACAGAAAGGGTCGAAGGAGTCTTACCGAAGAACAGGTATTAAAGATTAGGGCTTTGCGAGACAGAGGAAAGTCCTACGCGGAAATTCAAGAAATCTTCCCTGTGTCAAAGGGAAACCTGAGTGCCATAATTAACCGGAAGACTTGGGACTACATTTAGAAGGTAGCCCGACAAGTCTTACCATTTAAAGGAGATTACAGATGCCTGATATCAAGAAGTATAAGTCCGTTGCCGTGCCTATCCCGACATGGGAGAAGCTCTGGAAAATGGCTGACAAAAACCACCGTTCGCCAGCACAGCAGATTGCTTTCCTGGTGCAAGCCACGGAGAATAACCCCAGTGACGCCGAAGTCTTGGCCCTTCTTAATGTTGGAGTAAAAGCATGACCGACGAAACACGCGAGAACGCCTTTGATAATTTCTATCGCAACGTGAATGAACTCGTCAGTGAGGCCGACAGCCTACCTTCTCAGGGTAAATCCGTTGTTCTGTTCCGTATAGCACTTGAAGCAGCAGAGAAAGAAGAAGGTTTCTTGTCAGCTGTGCATCTAATGTCTCGTCTTCTAACCTCAACATTAGAAGTGCTGGCAGAAACGGATGATTTGGATTCCAGCTTTGAAGACATTCTGAGTGATTGGGACCAAAGCACGGCAAAGCCCAACTAAATTGGAACGATTGTCTCCACAATGGTCGGTTATATTGTACGACATCAGAAAGGAGTCCGGTCTTACCCGGACTCAACTTTCTAAGGCGTCAGGCATTGCGCCCAGCACTATTGAGAACTATGAAATGGAGAAGATCGGACAACCCTCTATTTATAAGGTTGAGATACTTCTCAGGGCCATGGGCTACGATTTAGATGCCATCAAGCAACCAATCGATCACCCCTGACCACGGCGCTTCTTACACGAACCCTGGTGACAGGATCTTGGACCCAACTTCTTGCGAAGGTTCAAGGGATAAGCGTTGTTGCGGCGTCGGGCTCTCGTCCGCCCTTCATGGTTCATTGTTGTCTTTTTAGCCACTTACTTACCCCCCGCCTTTTCCTCAAGAAGCCAATCGTACTTTTTGCTAGCTTTTCTGCATTTTGGGCAGACCCGAGAAGACCAACCAAAGTGTTTAACGTGGGTGCCTTGAAAGCACTTCGGGCAATAGACTGTTTTGCCTTTCTTACCGGCATGGGTCCATTTCGGAATAGGCTTTAAATTTGACCCTTTGCCGCGCTGGATCGATCCTAGATATTTCACTGGAGGCAAAACTTCGGGTGAACGTCCTAGCCAATTAATAATCTTAAAGAGCATGAGTTGTGTTCCTTTCTATGTTTCTAATTAAAGGTGCGACCACCAAGAAGCCTTGTCCAAGATTCCTCGGCATCTTCTAGCTCGTTGTAATTCTCAGGTTTTATCCCTCGTGATCGAGCATTTGCTCTACCGTCTTGCAAAGCAATTGACATTATACTGGACTGCTTTTTTCTTTTCTTGTCCTCCCGCTGCTTTTTCATATGAGCCGACACGATTTGCTGCTCTCGATAAAGCTGCTCAAAACATTCTTGATGATACTCGCGGCCCACGCTTTCCTTCAAGCAACGAGGGCAGTTAAATTTTCTCTTCATACCTCGACCTGATTAAGCGGGGATTCCTTTAAATATTTCTCGCTAATAATATGAAGCGGCGGACTGATTCCTCGAATGTGCGTAGCCTCATCTGTCATAGTATGCGCCATCCAAAACCCCTGACCCATATGTTGGATAAGACGCCAGTGGCGACCGTTGTCGCTGTAAACTAAATCTCCTACTTCCACAATTATTCTCCTTTCGTTTGATTAATGTAAGTACCGGCTATTGCTTGTCCGATTTCTTGCGCGATCTGCGGGACGATGCTGTTTCCCAACGCACGGAGTTGAGATACTCGGTTGGGTAGCCCATCAACCAGGCGACCCACTGCGGGTTCAAACTCCCACCACTCTTCTGGTCGGTTAGCTGGCCACTCCTCGCCATGTAATTCAGACTTCCCGTTCCCGCTCTGTCGCCGCTCCGTTCCCCGCCGCCGGTCGATGTGACCGGGGTCGGCCACATCCTGACCCACCGATCCAAGCTCACGGACTTGTTCGTCTCGTAGTTGAGCTTGCCCGTGCTGGGCGTCAGGTTCGTGTTCTGTCGCTCGATGTGATCCATGGTCGTCGGGGTCGGTATCATGTGGTGCGGCTTCGCTCCCCCCAAACCCAAACCCCAACTGCCGCTGTCCCGCGTTGCCATCGAAGGTGCCATCTGGTTCGCTTTGGCTGTCGGAGTGTGCAACAACCCAGACGCGCTGTCTGAGGTGCGGGGCGCCTGTCGCGCAAGCTGGAATATTAAACGTCCTTGTGGCGTAGCCTTCGCCTTCCAAGTCAGTGAGTACTTCGTCCAAGCCCAGTTTGATGAGCCCAACAACGTTTTCTCCAACAACCCAAGTGGGCCGGAGTTCCCGGATAACTCTAAGCATTTCTGGCCAGAGATGGCGGGGGTCGTCTTGGGCAAGCTGTCTTCCGGCTTGGGAAAATGGCTGGCAAGGGAACCCTCCGCAAACAAGGTCGGGTCGGGCGTCGGGGAAATCGGATCGTCGGGCATTTCTTATGTCATCCAATATGGGTACGTCGGGCCAGTGATGATTCAACACCGCTTGGCAAAATGGATCCTGCTCCACGAAACAGGTTGTGCGGAAATGCCCAGTCGCCTCGAGGCCCCGAGCAAATCCACCTATTCCGGTAAACAGATCAACCGTTGTTAAAGTCACCAGATACCCATGGCCATGCCCACGGCCGAAATAACGCTTCCCAACACAATCATCCAAAAATATTGGGGTCCCATCCTACTTTCCCAGTTCTTCTTTTGCTTCACGCGTTTCCATAGATTTTTCATCGATCTCACCTTGGCTGTTGCAACTCGGGCAGTCGTCGTACACCGACCCCGTTCCGCTGTCAGACACGTCAATAGGAATGTAGCCATCACCGTGGCACTCGTTACAAATCATATGTCTAAATCCTTAATCATCTTTGAACTAAGATTCGTTTCAATATCATGGCTTCCGTCGCTCAACATCACATCATAGCGCGGGTTGTCTTGAAATGTGCGACCAACAATTGTGGCGACCTTTTCGTTACCGTCGATTATTGCAATCACGCGCTGGTTAAGCTCGTACATTGGTTTCTCCCAAAAAGTTAGATACATGCTCCAAACACACCGACCTCGCAAACCCGCGCGGGGTCGCACTGCGAATGTTCTTGGTCCGAAGAGACTTGCCACCCGTCTTGCCAGCCACAGGTGAGAAGTTTCCGTTCTTCGTCGGATCAGCGCGGTCATAGACAAGTGTCAAATGATCCACACGACGCTTCGTGGGCATACGAAAACCGCCGCCGGTCCAAAGACAAGTCTTCTTCCGGTAACCGTCACGCGGGGGAATCACATCAGGCCAACGCGGATGCACGTCGTCCTCCGGCAAGTAACCTCCAAAATCACACGGGTCGAACTTGTGATCCGGCTTGCGCCATAACCGTGACAACGCACCAATCGGATTCTCCACGTAGTATGGGCAACCCAAAGCATCACCAACCAAAGCACACTGACGAGCATGACCCGCAGCCTCAATCTGAAAATCAGGATCAGCCTCGGCCTTGCCCTTCCACCAACGTGCGCCAGAAGACGCAAGGTCAGTGCATGGCGGGAACGCAGACATGAAACATGCATTGGTGCCGTGTCGGGCAATGATCTCTAACAAGGTCTGGATATCGTGCAGGTCAGCATGAACGTAAGTGGTCGATCCGTCCGTCCGAATACCCTCGTGCTGGATGTCGTAAGCGAAGCACTGATAACCAGCCTCGGCCCACGGACGCAAAGCCTCGCCCGTGTAGTCGTATAATGAAATGACGTGGTTTCTCATATCACCACCTCGTCAATTAGATTGTAGTATCCGGCGATGATTTCGCTCTGAAGTTCGTCCTCGCTGATTTCCGCAGAGGAATCCCAACCGTCTACAAGGCATATCAGGGTGTAGTAATACGAGGTGACAGCGCGATCATCCATCTGGCGAGTTTCAGTGCGAGACAGAACCCGCTCCTTAATGCGTATGTGAGCATAGCCAAGATTCGTGTGGTCCATAATGTGGGTCATCTCATCTGAGTTCTGACCCAAATCATCAGCGTTATATATATCGCGGCGCTGGTAGGTTGATCCAATGAACATTGTCTTTCTTCCTTTCTAGGTTTGTGACTCGGTACTGAGTTAAAGTAGCATGTTTCATGGACCACGGTCAAATGTTCGCCGTTACGTATATACAGGCAAATTCAAAAAACAGTTTTGAAAATAGAATTATGGGTGCAAAAAAGTGTAAAAGTGTAACGGGAGCTGAAAACAGGTGGTAACACGTTGAAATATATCAGTACTACTCGTTACACTCTCGTTACACCCCGTTACACTTCAAGGCTTCCCGTTACACTTTTCTAGCCGAACGGAGGTTTGACGATTGTTGGAAACAGGGTTAGTTTTGAGAATGCTCGTATATAGGAATAGCTAGATGAAACGTAGAATTGAAACAAAAGCCGAAGAAATTGAAGAGGCTCACGGTCGTAAACTGACCAACCGACAGAAGGAATTTGCTAGGCACTTCGTAGACGCAACACACTCAAACGCCGAATGCGCCAGGTTGGCCGGGTACTCGGACAAGAATGGTATCGCCAAAGTGCAGGCACACAAACTGCTCAATCCAAAGTACTTCCCGCACGTCGCTGAGTACGTAGTTGAAATGCGCGAGGAGCGAGAGCGGAAGTATGGCGTCACGCTTATGGGGCAGCTGAAACGTTTACGCGACCTATCGATGGGGGCCGAAGATGCTGGCCAATTCTCTGCGGCAATAAACGCGGAGAAGACCCGGTCGGCACTGGGAGGCCTTACAACAGATCGTCGAGAGACAAGCCATTTCCATGCAATTGAAAGTATGAACCGGGAAGAGATCGAGAACCGACTTTCAGAGCTTCGGAGCTCACACCCAACGGCTTTTATAGACGCTCAATATGAGGTGATGGATGACGCAGAAACCGGAGACACTAATGTGGAACCGACTACGGGGGCGGATGCCAAAGAGTTGGAACACCACGAGGATTGAAAACCGCTATGGCGGCGGGATTCCAGACGTTCATGTGTGCGCGGAGTCTCTACCCTTCTGGATTGAACTGAAAGTTACAAAAACAAACCGCGTAAATGTGTCCGCCCACCAAGTTGCGTGGAATTTCGCCTATTCTCAATCGGGGGGCGTAAGTTTCTTCCTTGTTGAGGCCCTCTCGTCCTCGAACCTATATTTGTTTGACGGGGTCCATGGTCGGGGGTTAGCGGAACACGGTTTGAAGTCGGGTCGGTCGGGTTCGGGGTCGGTCGGGTCGGGGACCATGGTTCCCTGCCTTTGGTCGGGGTCGGTCGGGTCGGGTCTCCTGGACAACATGCTCGATATCGTTCGGGGTCGGGTCGGGGTCGGGTCGGAGGCGAACACCCCCTTGGTTCCTCCGGTCGGGTCGGAGGCGAACACCCCCTTGGTTCCTCCGGTCGCGTGGCCTGGTCACTGGTCTGGGATCTAAGGCACGGGCTCGAGGTGAAAGTAAACCCCGGCCGGATTGCTCCGACCGGGGTTCTGCTACCGGGTGCACCCGGTAGCGTGCGGCGCCATTAATGTGTCAACAACCGGCGCCGTAACTGTTTTCGCGGATAACAAAGCCGCTTGTGTCGTTCTTGGCTTTGGAACCTTTCGGATCCAGCCCTACGATAACGGGTTGCGGGTCCAAGTGGCGTAGGTCGTGTTCCGTTCCGTCAATGACTTGGTGACCCATGAACGTTGACGGTTGGCCGTCGCCAAATACAACCGCGACATTGAAACCCGCCGCGAGTACTTGTTCTGCTTCCGCCTTGTTGGTTTCGGATAGGCTAAAAGTTAGGTGATAGTTGGCCGGACGGTTGGCGTCTAACACGCGGCGCATGTTTTTGGTGTAGTCCACAAACTGGATCTCTGGAAAGCGAAACGGTAACGGCTGGCCGTTGTCGGTTGGCACACGTTCAAACGCAATATCCGTGGAACCGTTCGGCCGCACTGCTAGCTTCTTACTTTCGCGCTTTGCTTTTCTGGCCATTGCGCGAACGTGATCCGTCATCTCGGCCATGAACGCTTGCCGGTCATTCATAAAGAATTGCGCTTTTGCGATCCGGCTTTCACGCGTGCGGTTGGTTCCGTTTTCTAAATCGGAAACAATGGCCGCTTGGCCGCTATACATGCCAAGGCACAGGTCGCGACAACCGGCGCTCGAATCAGGGCATAGGTTACCGGCACCGCCGGTACTATGCGGCGCCATATAGTTGATTGCGTTCAAGTAGCCGTACTTGTCGGCTTTAATAGCTTTCGCGCTATCCGTGGAAAAGAATTTCGAAAATTGAGTCATCGTGCTTTCTCCGATGTTAGTTGTTGACGTGCCAAAAGTACCATCAATTCCCAGGATGTGTCAACGGGTCGGGTCGGGTTTATTTTGGGCGCCGGCTAGGTCGGGTCGGGTTGGAGAGGGGGGGATAAAAAGCGGCCCTAGCGAGGGCGCGCCAGGGCCGTAGTTAAATGGGTCGCTAACAGGGCTCGAGCCCGGGCGCCCCATGGGAGGAGGGTACGGTAGTCCCGCCGCCCTCCCGCGTCAATCGTTAGCGGCGATCTGCTCTCGCAGTTCTTCTTCTGTCGTGTATTCCATCACGCCATAAGCGCAGCAACAACTATCGCATATCCACTTGTCGCCTATGACCTCGTGCGGTGAATTGCGTACATCAAACACATCTTTGCACAGGTCGCACGTCGTATTGTCGCCATAATTTGGATCGTGATTTTTCATAACTACTCCTAACGTTTGTTGTTGACGTGATCTATTATACATGGGATAACATACTAGTCAACAACCAAAGGAGGACAATATGTCCACACGAGCATGTTATACATTCACCGATTCGCAAGGCGAATTCCACGTCTACAAACATCACGACGGATATCCCTATGCCGGAGGAGTTCATAAAGGCGAGGCCTATGAAGCCGGAGGCCTTGTTTGGATTAACGACGCAAAACAGTTTGCGTGGGATCTCCCCCGTTTTGAAGCCGACGATTTTGCCGCGTCGTTTGTAGCGGCAAACAAACAAGGCGGTTGTCGTTTAATCAACAAAGCGAACCCGTGGGAATTCTCCGGCGATTCCGAATATTGGTACAAGGTAAAGGTCGCTGTTCCTGCTCTTGATGTTTGGGTCGATGTTTACCGCGTTGATTGGTGGGGCGATGAACCCAAAAACGAATTAATTATGGGTGGCGCATTGTCTGAGCTTCTCACATCTGAACGCGACCGAAAGGAGGTGGCGTGATGCCCAACTGGACTAGCAATCGGGAGTGACAGGCGAAAGCTTGTCGGGGATTGGGCGGCCTTTGGGTCGCCCTTTTCTTTTGCCTAGTCGTCGGGTCGGGTCGGGTCGGGTCGGGTCGAGCCGCCCGGCCGGAGGAGGGGGAGGGGGGGCTAACGTCTATCCGCTATCCCCTTATGTTCTTTCGGGCAGCGTACTTCTCGGCCCTTAGTAGATTGTTGATGTAAAGCCGCTTGTGGCCGTTTGCGTGCGTGTGTAGCTGACGTGCGTTGGCGCTTGGTGCGTGTCGCATATCCGGCGTGCCGTCTGTCTTTGCCGGGCGGTACTCGTTCCAGATAGCGGTCCACCCGTTGCGTCTCTTTTGGCGTATTGTTCGTGCGTATTTTTGATTCATTGTTTTGTTTTCCTTTGGTTTGTTGTTGACTATGGAATATTATGGGACTATTCTTTGAAAGTCAACAACGCAGAGGAATACGAAATGGAATACGAAATTCACACTGAGTGCCGCGAGTGCGACGGATACGGAATCCTAGAACACCAGATTGCCGTCGATGAATCTAAGGATAGCGATTGCCCTGAATGCGACGGCTCCCGCTTTGTCGTGCATACCGAAGTTTACGATAGCGCAGAAGATGCGAAAGCCGACTATCCCGAAAGCTTTATCAACCCGTCAAAATGGAATCACGCGAAGGCCGTGGAACGTGGCCAGATGATCGCGGATCAAATCATGAGATAGTCGGGCAAACTTTCTCGCAACTGGGCGGCCTTCGGGTCGCCCTTTTTTTATGCCGGTCGGGTCGGGCTCCGGTCGGGCGCCGGTCGGGTCGGGTCGGGATAGCTCGAGCCTAGCCGCCGCACCCTGGGTCGCCAGGCGCTCGAGCTCTAGCCAGGATCATGACTGCCTGCCGATGACTGCCTGCCGATGACTGCCTGCCGATGACTGCCTGAAACTAATTTGAATTAAATGCATTTTATGGGTTGCGCTATCATGGTAATTGGTGGTACAACAGTTCTGTTGTAACGAAAACAACGAACAACAATAGAAAGCGAGAAAGACATGGAAGATCAGAAACTAGTAAATGACTACGTTCGCGAGAAAAAGAAGCTTGCTAGAATTGAGTCAAAACTTAAATCTGAAAACAAAACCCTGTATTTGGAATTAGAGACACAAGAAAAGCTGATAAAGAAGCTGAAAGCGTCCGCCAAGAAAATGCTTCTGAAATCCAATAGCAAGCGCATTGAAAGTAAAACGCATTGGCTAACGCTGGAGACCGTGCCAATTTCAGCGCATGCCCGAAACACGATCTATATAGATAAAGCTTAGTTCAATGGGCGGAGCATAACGCTCCGCCCATCAACCCAGAAAGAAAGAATTGATATGAACAACCTTATGCTCAACGGCCTGCAAGATATGTTGAACCAGTTAGAGACTGGCAAACTGTCACCAGCTCAGGAACGCAACACCATAGAACGCGAAGCATTAAAACATAAGCAAAGCATTGCCGAATTGGTGGAAGAAAACGCGGAATTAAAACGCAGGCTATGGGAATATGAGAACTGCTATCGGTCGGGCAAGCTTCCCATGTCGGGCTAGGTACTTAGGCCACAGGTCGATTGACCTGTGGCCACCCACCCACCTAGCGTCGGGCTGGCGCCGCCGCCCCTCCTCGGGGAGCGAGGGGTGAGATAGGGTTTTAAATCTATAATACCTCCTAATTATCATTGGACCCTGAACAGTGCTTCAGGCTGAGACCCCCCCACTTCTGTTTTGAAACAATATCGGCTACAATTTTTTGCATATTTAATTTCATTTGGGTTTCTTGGAGACGGCTTAATGCTCAATGCTTCTGATGAGGTTATGCGTGAGATTCTTGCTTTAGAGCAGGCGAAGAAGACGCTTTCTGTTCGAGAGTTGGCTCGCGAGGACTTTATGGTGTTTGCGAAGCATGTGTATGAGGGCTTTATTGAGGGTTCACATCACAAGCAGGTGGCCAAGAAGTTTGAGAAGTTGGCCAAGACCCCTGGTTCACGGATCATTGTCAATATGCCGCCTCGTCATACCAAGAGCGAGTTTGCGAGTTATTTGTTACCGGCTTGGTTGATAGGCAAGAATCCTAAGTTGAAGATCATTCAGACGACGCATACGGCTGAGTTGGCTGTACGGTTTGGACGTAAGGTAAGGAACCTTATGGAGTTGGATATTTACAAGGAGATTTTCCCTGAGGTTGATTTGAAGGCTGATTCCAAGGCTGCTGGACGTTGGGAGACGGGCCAGGGAGGGGAGTATTACGCTGCTGGTGTTGGTGGCGCGATTACTGGTCGTGGTGCGGATTTGTTGATTATTGATGATCCTCATTCGGAGCAGGATGCGTTATCCGAGAATGCGATGGAGAATGCGTATGAGTGGTATACGTCTGGTCCTCGTCAGCGGTTACAGCCGGGTGGTTCGATAGTTATTGTTATGACTCGTTGGTCATTGAAGGATCTTACTGGAAAGTTGTTGAAGGCTCAGAGTTCGGATGTGATGTCTGATCAGTGGGATTTGATAGAGTTCCCGGCGATATTGCCGAGTGGTAATTTGTTATGGCCACAGTTTTGGAAGAAGGAGGAGTTGTTACGGGTCAAGGCTGCGTTGTCCTTGGGCAAGTGGAATGCACAGTGGCAGCAGAATCCGGTTGCTGAAGAGGGTGCAATTATTAAGAAGGAGTGGTGGAACGTTTGGGAGAAGGAGGAGATTCCACGGCTTAGTTATGTGATGCAGTCTTATGACACGGCGTTTAGTAAGAAGGAGACGGCGGATTACTCGGCAATAACGACTTGGGGTGTGTTTGTTCCCAAGGAGGGTGGTCCGGACAACATTATATTGCTGGATGCGAAGCGTGGCCGGTGGGATTTCCCTGAATTGAAGGCTCAGGCTTTTGAGGAGTATAATTACTGGGAGCCGGACATGGTGTTGATCGAGGCGAAGGCTAGCGGAACACCGCTCACGGACGAGTTACGAACGATGGGTATACCCGTTGTGAATTATACACCGTCCAGGGGCAATGATAAGCACACCCGGATGCATATGGTGGCGCCGATGTTTGAGTCTGGCAGGGTGTGGGCTCCTGAGAAGAGGTTTTCAGAAGAGGTGATTGACGAGTGCGCGGCGTTCCCTCATGGGGACTATGATGATTACTGTGACAGCATGTCGATGGCACTTATTAGATACCGTAAAGGCGGCTTTGTTCGTCTTGACACTGACGATGAAGACGAAGAATCTAACTTACTTCTTCATTCAAGAAGCTACTATTAGGAGAGTTCCATGGATTGGATCGTTAGTCGTATGAAAGAGCCCTCTAGTTACGCTGCCCTTGGCGGTATCGTAATGGGTATTGGTGTTATTGTCTCGCAGCCGATCATCGTTGCCGTAGGCATTGTGGGCGGCGTTGTTGGTTTCCTGCTGAAGGAAAAAGGCGTAATCTAACCCAAATGGTTACGCAAGCGGCGCTGACTTCGTGCGCGCTAGTTGCGGTATTTTTTGTTTTTGCTACAGCGGCGCACGCCACTGACACGGTAACTTCGGCTACCGTGAGCAGTTCAACTGTGGTTGATAAGGCTCCGCCCACTGCCAGTAGCCCGTCTATCGTTGTGAACAATAGCGACATCTGCCAAGTCGGCAGCAGCGGCGCAGTCCAGACAAGTTTGTTTGGTCTTAGCGGCGGTACGACCACACGCGATCTCAACTGTGAGCGCATTAAGTTATCTAGGGCTGTCTACGGCATGGGCCTGAAGGTTGCTGGGATTTCCCTGCTGTGTCAGGAGGTCCGGGTGTTTGATGCGCTTTGGATGGCGGGTACGCCCTGCCCCTATCTGGGCAGCATTGGAAACGAGGCTCGAGAAAAGTGGATAGAGAACCCCAAGAAATCTCCACATGGCGCAATTCTTAGAGAGTATGTTGTAGAGCTAGCTGAGAAAAAAGCCGAGGAAGAGGCCGAAGCTAAGAGGCAGGGTCGCGCTGTCTTGCAGCCAGCCGATGAGTTCTTCGTTAATGATCAAGATTATTTTGGTTCCGACTGATGCGTTGGCTGTTAGCACTGGTCCTCCTTGTATCCCCCGCAATGGCCGAGGAAGTGACGACGGCAAATGTGACGCCGGATATGTCTGCGTTTATAGCGAGCGGCAGCACGCAAACTGGATCAGGTTGTTCGGCGGGGCAGTTCTGTACGGGTAACGCTAGCAACGGCGGCGGAACATATACGTCCAGCTTTGACGTTCCACTGACCGAGGCCGAGGTGCAGCGGGGATTTACTGTTAATCAATTCGTAGATGTTACAAGCCACCCGTCGAACGCCACGCGGACTACTTGTGGCAGCATCACTCAAGTAGGAGATTGCCGAGACATATTCAGTATGACGGTTGCGTTGTTTAATACCGCGAACGCTGTAGTCGAGAAGTTTGAGCGCGAAATCGAGTTAGACTTTGGCGGTAACCGAACATTTTCTTTTACCGACGTAATTTTACCCAACACCTTTAGCATATTGACGGGGGAGTTCCAGCTATTCGGAATAGATGCCGGGTTTCACTCTGGAGCTTTCGGTCCCCAATTCTCAACACCCGGCGTTACGTTTACATATCAGGATATAGTTGAACAGCAGGTTCTGGAGCAGATCGCGCAACTTGATACTCAGATTGCGTTTACTCCACCACCACCAGAGATAGCAGCAGCGCCCCCGCCACCACCTGCTGCCCCACCACCTGTTCAAACTGTTGTCGCTGCGTATGTTGAACCAGCAGCGCCAGCACCTCCGCCCGTAGTTGCACAAATTCAGACAACGCAGCCAGAGCCGCAGGAACAGCAGCAAGAAGCGCAGGTAGAAGCAGCCATCGAAATGGAAATGCAGACGCAGCCCGAACCTCAAGCCGAGCAGCAGCCCGAACCTCAAGCTGAACCCGAACAACAGCAGGAACAGCAACCAGAACCCCAAGAGCAAGCCGAAGCCGAGCCAGAGGCTGAACCCGAACCAGAACAACAGGCAGAAGCGGAACCTGAGCCGGAACAACAGGCAGAACCGCAGGAGGCTGTTGAAGCTGAACCTGAGCCGGAGCCCGAACCCGAGCAACAGCAAGCAGAAGCCGAGCCCGAGCCTCAGACAAAACAGGAAAAACAGAAGGCAGCAGCCGAGAGGGTTGTTAAGAAGATCGCGCCATCACAGCGGTACAGCGCAGCTAGTCAGGCAACGACGATGGTCGTGATGAATATGCTGGCGGGAAAGATCGCGACGGATGTGACGATGGTAGACACCCAAGGCTTCTTCCCGGCAACCGGAATGACGGACAACCGAAGTATAAGCAATCCGTTGCAAGATTACACCATGTTTGGTGGCTCAAATGCCACACATGACCGGCTCATGCAATCAGAATGGAACCGATAATGGATTTTGTATTGGAGTATTGGTCACAGATTTTTGTTGTTCTGGGCGCTTTTGCAGCCGCCGTGAAGATGAACTCTGTCGTCCACATCCTTCGGCGTGATCTCGATATTTTAGCTACGGACATCAAGCGCCGAGACACCTATGTCGAGACGGTTAAAATACGCGCCGAGGTTGATCAAATAAACAAGAACATCTCCTCCCTATGGGACCAGATGAACAAATTGAAAGAAAAGTAATGGCTGAGATAGAAGTTGGCGGAATCAAGTTTAAGGGCGGCAAAATTGTGGTTGTGCTAACGGCTCTGTCTACAGCAGGCGGTGCGTTGTGGGGCGGCTTTGAGTTCTGGAAAGACTACGAAGACATGAAGGCAAAGATATCTAGCTACAGCGCCCCCGACCTGTCCGGCATTCGTCAGGAGTTGGCGGTGCAAAACGAGACGGTTGATGCCGTTACCACAGAGATGGCAAGTGTCCGGTTGCGCGTGGCAGAAATACAACAGCTATCCCGAGACCTGCGCGAGGATGTTCGCAGCGACAGCGCTAAACTGTACGAGGCTATCAGCGCTGTAGATCGCCGGTCGCGAGATGCTGATGCGGATACACGCGCTGCAATGCGCCAAGCTGAGAAGACGCTACGCGACATTAGCTCGTCTGCATCAGAGAGGTTCGACAGCAAGATAAACAGCGTCGATGCCAAGCTCGATGCCCTAGAGGCTCGGTTAAACAAGACGCTACAGCGCGCCCTTGACAACCCATTGCTAAAATAAGGAACGTAGTATGGTACAGAAGAAACTACAGAAAGACTCAAAGCACAACGACCTTGATCTCGACGGCGACGGCGTTGTTAGTGATTCGGAATTAGCGGCGGTGGAGGCTTTGGAAAAACACGAGAAGGCAGACGCGCAGCGTCGTATGGCGTGGGTAGCCATGCTGTCTATGATCTTCTTTACACTTGCAGTCTTTCTTCCAATCTTCCCAGATGGTAGGATTAAAGCGTTATCTGACTTGTTCGGCTTGTTCTATATCGGCCAAGCAGGTGTTGTCGGAGCCTATATGGGTATGACAGCATATATGTCGAAGGGTAAATAATGCTCAAGATATACGCGATTATTGTAGTTGTTGGTTTCGTAGGCAGTTCTGCTTATGGTGCTTACTACTATTACAAAGACAGTCAGCAGCGTATTCAGATACTGACCGAAAACACAGCCAAGCTGGAGACGGCAAAACTTATCCAAGATGATACAATTAACACTTTGATTGAGGACCGAGACCGGTTTGCGGAATTAACCAGCGAGCTACAGACGAACCTCAACAAGGCGAACGTGTATAAGGATGTTTTAATCAGCAAGCTGAGAAAGCATGATTTGGCGGCACTTAGTTTGAAAAAACCGGGTTTGGTAGAGGGTAAGATAAACAATGGCACAGCAAAATTGTTCCGCTCGCTGGAAGTTCTTTCCGGCGCTGTTGCTCCTGCCCCTGCTGCTAAGTAGCTGCACGAGCTTCAAGGACATACTGCCGGTCACAATAAAGACCGTTGAGGTTGAGCGTCAGATACCCACGCAGAACCGACCTCGCCCTATGTCTTTAAACGACATACACTTCTATGTTGTTACCGAGGATACGTTCGAGGAGTTCCGGCAGAGGTTCGTTGCAGAGAACGGAGACTTTTTGTTTTACGCACTAAGCGTGCGAGACTACGAGACGCTAGCTTTGAACATGGTTGAGATTAAGCGGTTCCTAGAACAGCAAAAGCAGATTATAATTTACTATGAAAAAGCCGTGAAGCCGAAAGACAATCAAGAAAAGGGTATGTAGCAAATGGCTAATGAACCGACTTCCTTAATAGATGGAGGAATGCCTTCCGGAGGAATGCCTCTTGGTGGGCTGTCCGATCAAGAGATCGAAGTAGAGGAGATTGAAGATCCTACTGAGATGATTGAAGAAGAAGACGGTTCGGTTGTTTTGAATTTTGGCAATCAGTTTGAATCGATGATGGGGGAAGAACTTCAAACTGATCCCGACGCAAATCTTGCGGAAGTTTTGGACGAACGTGAGTTGATGGATATCAGTTCGGAACTGATGGGTTATTACGAAGACGACAAAGCTGGACGGCAAGAGTGGGAAGACGCTTATACTGAAGGTCTTGATCTGCTTGGTCTTAAATATGAGAACCGAGATCAGCCGTTTAGGGGTTCTAGCGGCGTCACCCACCCCGTTATTGCTGAAGCGGTGACCCAGTTCCAAGCGCAGGCTTACAAGGAGCTCCTTCCAAGTTCTGGACCAGTACGAACCCAGATTATTGGCGCGACGACACCTGAAGTAGAGCAGCAATCTCATCGTGTTCAGGAGTTCATGAACTTTCAGATCACTCACGTTATGGATGAGTACGATCCGGAGATGGATCGCCTTCTGTTTTATCTCCCCTTAGCCGGGAGCGCGTTTAAAAAGGTTTACTTTGACGATATTTTAGATCGAGCGGTTTCTCGTTTCGTTCCGGCAGATGATTTAGTTGTACCGTACAACGCAACGGACCTTTCTTCGGCCTCGCGTGTCACTCATGTCATTCGGATGAACACGAATGATGTAAGGAAGAACCAGGCTGCTGGGTTTTACCGCGACGTGGACATTTCAGCTTACCAAAGCGACGACGAAGTTCGTGAAAAGGAGCGTAGTCTCTCCGGAATTGAGCGAACAGGCGGCGATGATCAGGATTGTACCCTTTTAGAGGTGCATACCGATCTTGACCTCCTTGGTTTTGAGCATGTTAGCCCTCTTGATGGCGAAGAGACCGGAATTAAGCTCCCCTACATCGTGACTATAGACGAGGGAAGTCAGAAGGTTCTGTCTGTGCGACGAAACTGGAACGAGGGCGACGAGTATTACAAAAAAATACAGTACTTCTCGCACTATAAGTTCCTCCCTGGCTTAGGTTTCTACGGATTTGGGCTTCTCCACATGATTGGTGGTCTCGGACGATCCGCCACATCTATTTTGAGGCAACTTATTGATGCAGGTACTCTCGCTAACCTTCCTGCTGGCTTTAAAGCTCGCGGTATTAGGATTCGTGATTCTGACGAGCCTTTGTCTCCTGGCGAGTTTCGCGATATTGATGTTCCCGGCGGTGCTTTACGAGAAAGTATTATGCCTCTTCCCTACAAAGAGCCCAGCCAGACGCTGATGTCTCTTTTAGGGTTTGTCGTGGATGCCGGTCGTCGCTTTGCAGCTATTGCAGACTTGCAAGTAGGGGACGGAAACCAGCAGGCAGCGGTTGGAACCACGGTAGCTCTTTTAGAGCGTGGTTCTAAGGTGATGTCAGCCATACACAAGCGCCTGCACTACGCACAGAAGCAAGAGTTCAGGATGCTTGCTAGAGTGTTTGCTGAGTCACTTCCACCCATGTACCCGTATGATGTGTATGGCGCCGAAGCTTCGATTAAACAGACTGATTTCGATGATCGTGTAGATGTTATTCCGGTATCGGACCCAAATATCTTTTCAATGTCGCAACGTCTTGCACTTGCCCAGACACAGCTTGAGTTAGCTCAGTCAAACCCGCAAATGCACAATCTTCATGAGGCGTATCGTCGTATTTATGAAGCGATAGGCGTTACTAACATTGAAACGTTACTTCCTACGCCACAGCCGGCTCAACCAACTGATCCGGCAATTGAGAATGCTAAGTCTATCATTCAGGAGGCTTTGCAGGCTTTTCCGACGCAGGATCACGACGCGCACATGACGGCGCACATTATCTTTATGAAGACACCTATAGCGGCTTCTTCTCCCCCTATCTTTGCTCTTTTGCAGGCTCATCTTTGTGAACATGTTGCGTTCAAGGCTCGAGGTGTCGTTGACGCTGAGATGCGGTCCATGATGGAGCAGGCTATGCAGACGGGTCAGCAGCCTCCGCCGGTTGACGTAGAGGCAAAGGTTGCCGAGCTTATTGCTCAGTATACTGAAGAGGTCATGTCAACTCTAATGCCGCCACCGGAAGGGGAAGTAGATCCTCTAGTGGAGCTTCGTTCTAAGGAACTGGACATCAAAGCGGCAGATCTACAGCGTAAGACGAAAGAGTTTGATCAGCGCCTGTTGTTTGATATTGAGAAAGAGGAAGCTAAGGAAGAGATGTCCGCAGAGAAGATTGATTCTCAGGAGGATATTGCCCTACTACGTGCAGAGGTTAACCGAGAACGGATTAATCAAGGAACACCGGGAAGAGGTAACTAGAGATGGCCAAGAACATGACCCATTACTTTAGGGATGGAACTAAGCATCCTGGTGAGAGACACAAGATGCCCAACGGCGATCTTCATAGCGGATCCAAACACGGCACTAATAGCAAAAGACTTTATCACTATTCCGAGTTGCCGTCTGCTTCCGCAAAGAAGAAGGCTAGGAAGAGGGCGTGATGTTTCACGTGAAACAGTATGGCCATTAGACGCACTACTACTGGCAAAAGCGCTAACTATCGTAAGACCAGCAAGGGTGCTGGGATGACGAAGAAGGGTGTTGCTGCTTATCGCAGGGCTAATCCGGGGTCTAAGCTTAACACAGCGGTTACGGGGAAAGTTAAGGAGGGCAGCGCGGCGGCAAAGCGTCGTAAGTCCTATTGCGCTAGGTCCGCAGGGCAGTTGAAGAAAAGCTCTGCCAAGACCAGAAACGACCCTAATTCGCGTATTCGGCAGGCTCGTAAAAGGTGGAAGTGCTGATGGCTACAAAAGACGCTTGTTATCGAAAAGTTAAGGCACGCTATAAGGTGTTCCCGTCTGCGTATGCGTCCGGAGCAATAGCAAAATGTCGAAAGGTTGGCGCTAGTAACTGGGGCAACAAGACTAAAAGAGCTGTTGGCGGCACTGTTCGGACTAATGGTTGCGGAGCCGTGATGCCTCGTCATGGTGGCCGTGAGGTCAAGATATACTAATGGCTGTCCGCAAGACAAAGAAGGGTGCCTCTCTCAAACGTTGGTTCAAGGAAGATTGGATCGATGTGAGAACAGGTAAACCTTGCGGTAGGAAGAAAGGCGAGAAGAGAGGCACGCCTTATTGCAGGCCTAGCAAACGTGTTTCTAAGGAAACACCTAAGACATCCGGAGAGTTAACATCGTCTGAGAAAAGGTCTAGGATTAATCAGAAGAAACTTTTGGGGCAACCTCCTGGTGAACCTCGTAGGGTAAAATCGGTAAAACGCGCTAACCGTGGCGGAATGATGAAAGTGAGGGTCTTTTAATGGCTAAGAGCAGAATGGTTAACCAGATGTCTGAGCAGATGGATGTCTCTAAAAAGGAAGCAGGTGGTCTTATGAAAAAGGCAAAGAGTATGAATGATGCCGAAGGTATGAACATGGGTGGCATGATGCGCCGTCCGATGCCTTCTCCGGGCATGGGTGGCTATGAAATGCGTATGGAAGATGGCGGACTCAGCAAGGGCCAAAAGG